GCGGCGCGCACGCTGCTGTAGTTGGTCTTCGAGAAGTCCTTGACCAGCAGCTCGTAGGGGATGTTGAGGCCGGCGGCGATGTGGCGCAGGGTCGCCAGCATGAAGGCCTCGAAGGACGGATTCGGGCGCCCCGGCGTGAAGCTCGAGAGTCGTGCGCCCACCGGCAACGGGATCACCGCCGCGCCCTTCAATTCGCGCATGTTGCGCGCCTGGTGCAGCGACTGACCCCACGCGGCGCGCGGATCGTCGCCGAAGAGGTTCGCGGATGCTTCAGGCGACAGGTCGGACTCCAGGAAGGCAGCGATCAGCGAATTCGACACGGCGGCCTGCAGTTCCGTGTTGGCGTACTTGCCCGCCATGTGGAACTCGCGCATGACGGCGGTCACGATCGGCTTGCCGCGCGACTGGCCGGCGCGCTCCTTGTCGTGCAGGTGCAGCACGCGGCGGCGACCCCAGGCGGTGAAGGCCGGGACGCGCTCGTGCTCGGGATCGATGCCCAGCGACCACGAGTCGCCCGGGTGGCGCTTGGTCAGGTAGTACGCGACCGGCGCCCCGTAGCGGTCACGCTCGATTCCGCCCCGGATGTCGTCTCGCATCTGCAGGCCGATGGGTGTGCGCAGGCGGTCGGCTTCGACCATCAGCAGCCGCGTCGACCACGATGCACCTGGGCGCGGCAGCCACAGCGGCAGGGCCAATGCGTCGCCGTTGAGCAGCGTGCCGCCCAGCGCCTGCAGGGTCAGGCCGTGCAGCGTCTGCTCGCGCGAGGCGTCGCACTCGGTCGTATCGGCCCAGGTGCGAAACTTGGCCTCGGTCAGGTTGCTCCACTCGCGTGCCCGCTCGGGCGTCCAGCCCAGCAAGCGCCAATCGGGCTTTGCGGACAGGCGCAGGATCGCGCCGATGATGTTGTCTTTGAGGGTCTGCGTGGCCCCTGCGGCCAGCCCATTGTTGCGCGCCATGTCGCGCGAGCGCGCGAGCAGCGTTTCCAGCTCTGGCAGCAGGTCCGCGTCGGCGCTGCCCGCGGCAGGGTTCCAGCCGCCCATCGAAAGATCGTCGTAGGCCGCTGCGGCATGCTGCGTGCTGGCCATCGCCACGGCCGTGGAAGATGCGGCGGCGGCAGCCGCAAGGGCGGCACGCGGCCGGCGTCGCTTGGCCATCAGCGGCCCCCTGTCAGGTAGATCGGGCCGGCGGTCATGCGACCGGATTTGGCGTCGATCGCGCGCTGCAGGCGGGCGATGTAGGCGTCTGCATCGGCCACGCGCTGCGCGTAGGTCATCGAGCGGTTCGAGGAGGACGCGCTCGTGGGCTGCGTCAGGAGGTTGTGCCGCGCCATGATGGCTTCCGCCAGCATGGTCTGCAGCACGTCAAGGGTCAGGGATTCGAGCGCGTCCATGCGCGGCAGCGTGCCGACGCGCCCCGGACATTTCTAGGAAACGGTGTCACTTTCTGCGCACGATGCGCCGGATCTGGCGCTTGCTCAGGCTGTACTCGCGCGCCAGCTCGTCCAGATTGTTGCCGCGCCACCGGCTGCGAATCTCGTCGTCTCGACGGCCAATGCAGCGCGTGCGCATCGAGGGCAGGTAGAGGCTGGCGCCGCCGAGCGTGAGTGCAATCCGCTCGACCAGCGCGGCGGCAAGGTCGGCGGCGGCCGGAACGCCGAAGCAGGCGGCCACTGCAGCGGCCTCGCGCTCAAGGATTTCGATCGGGTCATCGGTCATCATCATCGGTCGGTCACCTTGCGAACTGGATGGGGGTGAAAAGGTCGTCGTCATTGATCTTGGCGGGCACGGGCTCGACCGGTTGCGCCCGCGTCGGATTCGGCGCCGCAGCCCGCTCGGCGCGGCGCTCTTCGGCGTCGATCACCTCGCTGTTGCCGTCGTCCTGCGGCAGCGCCCACGCGGGCGACTCATCCCACGACAAGCGCCCCTTGGGGCCAAAGCCGAGCGCCTCGACGATGGCGAGCGCGTACACCCACAGGTCCAAGGACTCGTTGCGGGCGCGCACCTTCTTCCACTTGCCGTTGGCCTGTCGCACCTCGGCGCGCAGCTCATCGAAGTACGCCGGGCAGGCGGTGCGAATCCAGTCGCCGACGTGGGCGTAGCCGGGGCCGGGCGCGGTGCGGCGCATCGAGGCGGCCACGATGTCCTTGAAGTAGTCGGTGTTGAGCAGCCAGATCGGCAGGTCGCGCATGGCCTTGCCGCGGTTGTCGCGGGCGCTGCCCTTGGTCACCGGCTTGTCGCGGTTCGTGCTGCCGCCCTTGACCAGCAGCACGCGCGAGGACAGGCCCGCGGTGCGCAGCCGGCGGAACCACGCATAGGCGTTCGGCGTTACACCCTCCTCGCCACCGGTATCGACCGCCACGCGCAGCACGCGCATCTCGCGCCCGTTCTCGGTGCGGTACGTGGCGCGCACCAACTTATCGGTCAGCAGATCCCAATCCTCGGGATAGCCGGCGGGATCGACCTGCGCGGTCTCGCCGTGGCGCTCGGTGGTCGTGATCGAAAAGCGGTCGATCAGCCACGACTCCATGTGTTTGCCGAAGGCACGGACCTCGCACACGAAGCGGCCCCGGGTGCCGCCCTGGACGTCGGCGGTGGCGACGATGAAGCGGGCGGCGGCGGGGACGATGAAGCGGGGAATGGGTTCGAGGCGATCTTCGATACCGACGCTCTTGTCCGCCACCAGGTTGCGCGGCAGGTACGGGGCGCCCTGGTCGGTGTTGGTCGTCGCCTTCAGTGTCAGCTCAGAGCCGGATAGCGCGTACTCGCGCAAGCCCTGCAGGTAGCGCAGCAGCAGGCTGTCCCACTTCTGGTAGGCCGCAGCCACGCCGCCCAGCCAGTAGCTTGCGATGCTCGCCTGTGCCACCTCGCCGACCAGCTCGCCGTCGCGCGTCACCTGCTGCCCATAAGCCACCCATCGCGCGGTCTTGATGCTGTTGAGCTGCGGCTTCCAGCGCTGCTCGATCATGCTGCCGCAGTGCGGACAGACGACGCGCGCGTGCTGCGCGGCCATCTGCGACAGGTTCGCCTCGCGCACCATCTCGAGCAGTTCAGCCTCTGGCGGCAATGAAGCGAAGAGCGAGAGCCCCGGCGCGGCCTCGAAGTAGTCGGCGCAGTCCGGGCACTTCCAGTACCAACGCCGCCTGTCGCCGCGGTTGTAGACGCCCACGATCCCAGTGCAGGGCGGCGCCTCGTTCGGGGTGGCCGGGCGCCATGCCGCGTCCTCGATGTCGCGCCCAGGCGAGGACTCGACCATGCACATGCCGCGCGACAGGAAGGTCTGCGTGCGCTTGAGTCCGAGTTGGTACGCAGAGCCCTCGCCGTCGATGTCATCGGGCATGCGGTCGTAGTCGGTCAGGGCCACGTAGCGGTAATCGGAGCTCGACAGCTGCGAAGCGGACGGCCAGCCGATCTTGAGCCACATGCCGTGACGGAACAGCTTGTCGTGCGTGTTGTCGTCGTGACCTCGCGCGCTCATCAGGCCGCGCAGCTTCGGGCTGTTGCGGATGGCGCGATCGATTCGGGTCTTGCTGTACTCGCGCGCCTTTTCCTGGCTCATTTGGACGACCAGGAAGTCGCCCGGGTCGTTGGTCACGCAGTGCGCAACCCAGCCGTCCAAGAGGCCCATCGTCTTGCCTGTACGAGCCGGGCCGACAAAGCACACCGCTTCATGGCGCCTGCTGGCGAGCATGTCGACCGGCTCGACCATGTACGGCGTCTCGGATGGTGACCATGGACCCGAGTAGCCGCCGGGCTGGCGGATCATCAGCGCATCGGCCGCGCCTTGCGATACGGACACGCGGCGCGGCGGGCGGAATGCAATGGCAGCGCTGCGCAGAATCGGGAGTGCGGCGGCGAACGTCATTCGGCCACCTCTTCCGTAGAGACCGGGGCGAGCGAGGCCAACCGATCAGCAATGGCGTCCATCGTCTCGAACAGCACGCCCTCGACCGCCTCGGCGACCGCTGAGTCAATGCCCAGGCGGCGCTCGAGGTTGTCAGGAATGGCGCGGATGTCCTGCGCGATCGCCGCGAAGGCGGTGGCCACCACCTGCTCCACCTCGGCCGCCGGGATCAGCTCGCGGTCGCGCACCTGCAGCTCGCGCTTCTTGGTCTCGCCTTCGTACCATGCCTTGCGCTCGGCTGGCGCCAGCGCGTCAGGGTCCGCGTCGGCGTGCTCGCTCTTCCCGGCATAGGCCCACTCCGCCATCGCGCGCAGATCGAGCACCCACGACACGCCGCGCGAGCCGCGCTGCAGCACCGGGGCGCCCTTGCGAATCCAGGCGTCGATCGTCGGCAGCGTGACGTCGAAGAACTCCGCGGCCTGCGCCTTGTTCGCGCGACGGATTTCAGGACAGTTGAGCGCGATAGCCTGCACGTATTAAACAACGCCTATGGATAGCGAAAAACTGTTTCTGACCGAGGTTCGAATTCCCCGTGCGCGCCCCCCCTCAGGGAGGGCCCGGAATGCCATCACTGCCCCCCCGCCCTGGCCAGCTCGACCTGTAGCGCCG